GTTGAAGATGTTTTCCGCGATAGCTTGCTCTTTAATCTCATCGCCTCTAACCACATTCCAAAAATGTTGGCGATAAAACTCCCGCACCATATCAGTGAGCGGTCCACCAAACTCCTTACGGTCAACCAAATTCCAACCGGGCCATTGTGGATTCGGGTTGCGAGCGATGCCAGCATATGTCATTCCTCCCCGGTCTCCCGGTATATCTGTTAGTTGGAATCCACCTTCGTCGTGGATCATTTTCACAAAAGCGGCGTTGAAGTCAGCCATTTTTGTCCTTCATCTTATTGATGATTTCAAACGCGGTTTTTACTTTTTCCTCAAGCACCGCCACGCGCAGATCAAGTTTGGACAGCACGATGATAAGCGTCACAAGACCCAACAAGACCGGCCATGCTTTCAGAAAAAGTTCAACAAGTTCCATCAGAATTTGCTCACATCTATCAGTGACCCTCGGAAGTCAATGATACCTTCAGCGTGTTTGCTGACCAACTCAGGCCACAGAAGTTTGCCGTTCCGCATGGTCAACACCGCAAACCCAGAGCGCCAGTTGACCGGCCCGTCCTCTAGATAATCCATAAATTGCGGGCCGTCTATTTCAGCAAGTGTACCCGTGTCTACGCCCCAACGGGTTCCATTGTAATCACCAAACGGCGTGACCTTGAGGCTGTGTAAATGCCCGGTCACTATGGTTGTGCCTGCCGAAACGGTATTCTGGTGCGTAGCGTGAATGCCTGACTTGTATCGATGCTTGACCACTACGTCATCCGATAGCCAGCACGTCCAGCAGGTTTTCCATTTGGGGAAGTGATCCTTGAGCGCAGTGCCGCCGACGCCTTCAAACTGTGGCGCTGCCTGCGACAGGCGAGTTTCAAAACGAGAATCGTGATTTCCCAACGGCCAAATGAACTGGGTATGGTGTCGGATCTTTTCGCAAGCATCTTCGATTTCTTTAAGCGCTGATTGGCAAGCGTCAAGTTCCTGCTTTACGTTTGGAGTGTGTTGCCAACCTATTCTGGGATACCTACTGATGCTGGCCCCGTCAAAAGCATCTCCGTTGTTGACAATAACGTGCGGTTTAAGTTCTTGAATGGCCCAGAGCAGACCTTTAAACGCAGTGGTTCTGATTCCAGGCCAGAAGTGCGCGTCAGAAAAAACCAACGCTATGCCGTCAGTTAGTCCGGCTTTGTGCCTAGACTTTTCAATATGCGGAGGAGCTGTAGAAGCGACAAGTTGAATTTTTAACTTTGCTTCTAGCGCTCTTCGTTTACTATGGATTCGCCTTTCGGACAGACCGGTGATTTTTGATATTGCTATTGGAGATTTGTGTTGTTCCCACAAATCCAAAAATTCCTTGTCCGTCAACCGTGGCACAGGAGGCATTATTCATCCTTTTGGAACGAACCCACCAGATACCACGGTTGTGTTGCTGGAATATTACTCGTCAGTTTGCTCGTCGATTTCTTCAGCGGCGTTAGCGACTTCAAAATGTGCGTCAACCGTAGACGAGAACAGTTCGTTCAACGTAAACTGGCTAATGCCGTTTTCTGCGGCAACAGCGTAAACAACAGCGAACAGAGCCTGAAGCGCATCAACTGGCTCCGAACCATCAATAACATCAATAATTGCGTCTTTCATATCAGTGTCCAAAAATGGTGGTAGGAAACTGTATGTTATGAACAGACGATGAAAGTTTAGTGACCTCTGGTTAGTATGGTCAACAGCAGCAAGATGATCGCCCCGCACCCGGTGACCAAAATCTGTTCTAGTCGCTTGATCCTAGCGTGAACGCCGCGCATTTCCTTTTCAATACCTTCGTATCGAACAGCACAGACATCAACATGGGCGTCAATCTTGTGATCAACTTCAGATAATGTAACCATCATGGGGCCAATTGGTTTTGGTTGGTTGGAGCAAGGGCGTTAAAAGTTGCGGCTTCTTTGGCTTGCTTTTTAGTTCTGTAGTCCTGACGCAGTTCTGCAACTGTTTTGGCTCCAGGAACACGCAAAGCAATATTTTCAAGACCGCGCATCAGTGCGCTGGCAGTGTTTGAATAGTTGACAGCGCCTGGTTGCTTAACCAAAGCATCTTTGACAGTATCGCGTAGATCAAGAATCTGTTCGCGGCCATCCTTGCCAAACAATTCGGTCAACTTGTCTTCACGTTCCAATTTGTCAACTGCCTTGCGGAAGTTGTCAAACTTTGTGATGCCGTTAACGCCGGTTGCCTGACCTTTAAGCCATTGGACGGTCTGACCTTTCAGTTCGTTAATTGCCTGTTGACCTTCTGGGCCGGCACGTTTAAGCAACGAAGTGATGTGCTGCACATCTTCTTTGGTGCTGCCAAGAACCACGTTGTCAAACACGTTGGACAGACGTACAAGTCGATCCTCGCCTTTGCTTCCAACCAGTTTGGCAACCGCTGCAACATCTTCGAACTCTTTTGCAAACTGCCGACGTGCTGCGCGGGCTTCTTTGTATAGATCGCCGCCTGCGCCTTCGGTTGCTTGGTCAATTAGGCCTTTTAAGTCTTTGCCATAAGTTGAGTTGGGCGTACCTGGTTGCGATTTCTTGCCGATGTTTTGGTACACATCCTCAAGCGCACGAATAGAAATGTTGCCGGTATTTTTTGGATCGTTAATCTTGAGTTGCTCAAGCGTATCTTGCAAAATCGGCGCAAGCGACGTTCTGGTTGTTGGAGTTTGCTGGTCAATATAATCCTTCAAACTTTGATATGGAACCTCTTGCAACGTCTCGCCAGCGTTATCTGCCGCGTTATATTTGCTACGATAATTGGCAATTGATTTTTTGTACTCTGCCATCAACGGGGCATCAACAATCTTGCCAACGTCGCGCAGATAAATTGGGTCAACGTCAGCTACGGTTGAGCCGGTTGCCTCGGTCAGTTTTTGAAACTGCCGACCGATTGCTTCTTGCTGTTGTTGCTTTAGGTTGGTTAGCGGGGCTACCAACTGAGGTTTATTTGATTTAAGCAAATCCTGCTCAAGTTGCTGTTGAGCCAAACTTTGCAATTGCTCGCCTTTGGTCAGCGGTATTCCCTGACGTTGAGCGCGTTCTGCCCGTAGCAACGCTTCTTGCGTCAACGCAGCGCCACCACCAGCCATCTGTGGTTCTGGTGCGCGAACCAAAGCATTCTGTACTGTTTGGGCTACACGTTGTGCCGCCGGAGTTGCTCGAGCGGCAAGTGCGTTAACGCTTTGGGCAACTTGTCCGGCCTGACCAACAGCAGGTACAAACGCAGGAAGGTTAGGCATCAAATTGCCAATCGTTTGAAGATTGGCTTGTGCAGCAGGGCTGATGGGTACGTTGCTACCCAACTCCATGATCTGACGGGCGGTCTGCTCCTTAGGAGTACCCGTCAGGATTTCTTTTCCCAAACCAATCGGCGCTGCGGCCAGCCCAGTCAAACCACCGTAAATCATTCTTGCTGCCGTTTCCGGCGCTGCGCCTACTCTTTCAAAGAAAGATGGTTCTTGAACTTGTGGTTGTGCAACAGCGCCGGGGATGTCAGCAGGAGATGGACCAACTTGATATTTAGACCAAGGCCCAGAAGAAGATTGATATGCTTCCCAAGGTGCTGGCATTACAACTTCTCCCAACTAGAAGGCTTAGAAGGGTCGCCGCCTTTGAACTTATAACCATCTTGAACGGCTCCAATTTTTGGAGCGGAAACGGTTTGAGATGATTCTGTCCGAGGTTCAAACTTTTGAATTTCCTTAGCGCCTGGGCCAGCTTGGATTTCCATTGCTTTGATGGCGGTCTGTCTGGCTTGTGCTTTCTGAGCCTTAACAGCATCACTGTCACCAATTTGCGGAAAGTATTTTTGATCTTCCCTTTCAAATTCATCTGACCCAATTGCTGCACCAGATTCTTTACGAAGAATTGCGGTAATAAAGTTAAGTTTTGCTTGATAAACTTGTTGTTGTTTTGGATTGGCGCCACCAAGTGCTGAAGGCAATGCGTTAATAATTCCTCCAATTCCATAAGGAGCGCCGGCGCCAGCAGATTGCCTAGTTACGCCTTCTTCTGCCAGTTTTTTAATAATTGAGTTGGCCTCTTTCATCCGTATGCCGTAGGCAACTGAATTTCCTTGAGCCTCGTTTAATGGCTTGCCATCAAGTCCGGTAACTGGAACAAACTTGCCTTGCGGGTTTTCTTTAGATGGAGGAAACACATATCCTCCTGCGGCAGAATCATATTTAGGTTGGCTAGCTTGCAATTCTGTTTGTGCAAATTTTTGCTTTTCAAGAGCAAGATTAGCCATAGCCCGCGCATCGACTCGAAGATTGTTTTTAATTGTTTCCGAAAGTTGATCGCGCGCCCTTTTGTCAGTTAGATTGTTATTTCTAAATGTTTCAGCAAGTCTATCTCTTTCAATTTGGCTCAAAGTATCCCAATGTGCCAATTGATTAATTTGATTTTCTTTTGCCCTAGCGTCAACCATAAGTTCGCCAGGAGTTGCAGTTTTTTGCTGCACAACTGGCGCACCAATTGGAGCGCCAGTAACAACACTGTATGCTTGCCGCTCAACTGTGCCGCCAAGATCACGAGTTTCAAATTTTGGCAGTAATTTGTCTGCGTCTAAAGCATGACCTGCCGCCCAGTTTTTAATGGTTTCAGGATCCATATTTTGAATCTGCCTAATATCATCAGACATATCCATGCCTGTCATTTGCCCAAATCTATTAAGAACTTGAACAGCAGACTCTGGATTGGCCATAATTTGACCAGCAGATGCTTTCATCAACTCAATTTGAGTTTTTGCGGCATTAAGCCTATCAGTACGTTGTTTCCCTATCGCAGCTTCAGTAGCAAGTGCTTGTTTGCCCAAACCAGCTTGACGTTGCCGTTTAGCCAAATCTTCCAACGACATTGAACCTTTTGCAGCTTCGGATTCTGCAAGCGCTTCTTGTTCTGCTCTCAAAGCATTTCGAAGTTGAATTTCTCCAACTTGTCGTTGCTGTTGTTGCTGAAACAAAGCGTTCTGCTGCTCTTGACCTTGCATCAATCCTTCTGCAAGATTAGCAGGACCAGCCTGTCGAAGAAGATTAAAATTGACTGGCATGATTTAGTCCTTAGAAGTATTGCCCAAGGTCTTGGTTTCCGTAGGCAAAGCCAGAACCAAATCCAGAACTGCCATATGGTGTTTGGCTAAGTGCTGATTGACCGTATCCCATCGTTGGTTGCAAATACCTGCTTAACGCGCTGCCAGCCTGACCATATGCAGATGAACGTGCTTGTTGACCGTACAGCAAAGCATTAGCCGTTGTCTCGCCTTGACCTGCCATTACATTGCCAGCATTAGTCGCGTAATTTGAACCCGCGGTTGTCATTGCGTTGGCTGAAGTGGGTCCGTACCCAACAACGCCCGCGAGCGCGTTACGCTGCAATCCTTGCGTGTCGCGGAATCGGTTGTAAGCGTTCTGGTATTCTTGCGAAGCCAAGCCTTGACCATAGCGTTCAGCACCTTTAAGCGTGGCGCCAGACAACAGGCCACCTCTTGATGCGGCGGTGCGGTCTAACGCTTTCATGCCTTCAGACAATCGAAAAGCGTAGCCAGGATCTGCTTGGTAATCTGCTGGCGTAAAGCCGCGCACCAGTTCGCCGCCTTGCTGGATGCCTGCCAAATATCCCGGCAAAGCGTTAACGCCAGCCTCATAAAAAGGCTTTTGCCGCGCAACGCTTTCTTCATACATCTGACGCTGTAGCGCCAGTTGACGATCCGCAGCAGCGTTTGCAGTTTCAGCGGCTTTATTAGCCGCACCAGTTGCGCCGCCGCCCAAGGCTTCTTCAGCAGCCCCGCCCAAACCTGCGCCAAGGCCAGCGGCAGTCAACGCTAGACTTGCGCCGCCGGTTGCAGGAGCAAGAAGATAACCCGCTGCTGCACCTAAAAGTTGACCCCAGCCCATTATGTTACCTCCCGCCCAGAAACCCGGATATTGATTGCGCTGGCCGTACCAGCAATTGTACTGATAAAGTCGCCAGTGCCTAAGACTTGACCAACCAACTCTGGAAACGTATAGACCTCAGACGCTTGCAAAGTCTTGGTCTTAGTGATCAGGTTGGTATTGCCAGCAGATCCGGTTACGGTAACCAAGTTGACAGAGATTGTAGCAGCGGAAGCGCTGATGTTGGTCGCTGTAAACTTATCAATGATCGCGGTAACGCCAGTCGCAGTGTATTGCGTTGTTTGCGAGGCCTCCGCGTACTTGGCGGGGACTAGGACTTTGACGGTAACCATTAGTTACTCCAGAAGCAGAATATTGTTAGGCACATATTGCATCATTATCCAGTTTGTGCCATCAGAAACCAAGGTAGATTGGTCGCCCGCGTTTGCCAGCAGAATTGAAGTGCCAGCAGCACCACCACCAATTGCCACTACGTTGCTTGACGCTGAGATTAGCGTCTGTGCTTGGTAATTCTGGAAATGCAAAACCCGTCCTAAATAGCCAGACGCGGCGGGCAGCGTGGCGGTGCAAGACGAGCCAGACTTGTTGTTGATGATCCATACATCTGTAGTCGCAACCGAAAAGTCTGCCGTGTACGTTACCGGTGCGCTAGACGAAGCAGCAATAGCCGCGTTGATAGCGCCCACATCCACAATCGGCTGAACCTGCAACCCATCAATCTGCTTTTGTAACTCAGCAATCTGCGGCAGCAAAGCCATCGACGATTGTTGAGTATCTACGTTCTGCGTTAATTCTTGAAGCGCGGCGTCATAAGATGCAGTCAACGATATTGCATCTGGCCCTACCGCCGGGTTGTCATAGACTTGAACTGCAGCGTTGTTTAGAGACAAAAAGAACAAATACCAAGCGCGATCAATGAACCCCGTGCGCGGATCGACTAGCGGTACTCGCGGCGGCGTGATCGGCGTCAGGTTAGGCATTTGTGCCGCTCAAAATCAATTCTGCGCCCATGATCACCGTCTTGACCGGATCGGTGCCAGATACTTCGTAGACCCGATCACGCAACTTCAGTGTCATGCCCAGACGCCGCCAGAACACTCGCTGCTGATAAACGCCTATCTTGCCAACTGGAGACCAGTGTTCATTTGACCAAGTATGGCCTGCGTCATCCGACCAGCGCAGCATGATCTGCGGGTCAACACCTTGTGTGCCGGTTTCTTTTTGGTTGGTAATTAAAGAATTACCATCGTTGGTAGCCAAGTCATAAAAATCTTGCGTTTGAAGATAAATGTCTTCGTTTGGGGAAAGCCCATTTAGACCAACACCAGACTCGCAATCCAGTTGCAAAGTGTGATGTGCGGTACGCTTTAGGTTGTTTTGTCCGGTGGGTAGCGCCCGCCATGAACGCAGCCACTTCTGAATACTGCCATTGTCAGCGTACACATCTAGATCAAAGGCATACAAATTGCCGTTTTCAAAGTCGCCAACAACAATTTGATTATTAAATGCCATCTGGCAATTGCTGCGATGCCGCGTAAACGTGCCGTTCACCCAACCAGCACGTTCATGCCAGGCTTCTGTAGACGCGTCGTATACCCAAGTGGCGTTGCCAGTTGGGAATGTCAGCACATAAAAAGAATGACCGCCTTGCTGATATGTGTAGGCAATTGCATCAGAAATGTCGCCGTACTGTTGGATCTGCCATTCAACCGCATGAGTTGAAATTCTTTGGCCGGTGTATCCATTAGCGCGGTAGACCATACCTTGCCCGCGACGATCACGCCCAAGCCAAAACATCCCATTGTCCATCTTTGCAACAGAATATGATGCAGCGCAACCTAACTCATTGAACGCACCTTGGATTCGTTGCAGCGGAAAGTCCGTCGCGCCCGAGTCATACCAGACTTCAATTGAGTTAGTTCCAAACGCCCAAACTTCGCGGAAGTTTGCCGCCACCGCGATCAAACCATCTGGTGAACCTTCGGTGCTGGCAAATTCCAACGGGTCAATAGACGTACCGTCTAACAGCGCAGTCACCCACAATTTCTGGCTGTTAGGTTCGTTGAACACAAAGTATCCGTCCAAATAGCAGACGGTTACAGCGCCTGGGAAATCTGTATCGGTGATCTGACCAAAAGCGTTTGTAGTGTTGTTGTAAATGTAGCTTGGTCCGTTGGCCGCGATAAACAACTGCGTACCATTGTCAGCCATGCTGACCGGGCCTGTGCCGGATACAGCCCCCAAAAGCGTGGCGGTGTATGAGTTGTTGATTTTGTACAACTCATTGCCGGACACTACAAACGCGGTGCCATCTTGAGGCGAGAACGCCCATACGCCACGGATCGGGCCGCTGCCGATTGTTGCCAAGAACTTTAGCCCTGGCGCTCTGTTTAAAAACGCGGGTTCTTTACCTGCTTCCGGCACAATTTCCGGAAACAAATTGACCATTCTATTGTCAGCAGCGTTAACGCTGCGAGCAACGTAAGCCGAGCCAAGAATAGGACTTTTCATTAGGCGGCAACTGCTTTAATGACCGCAAAGTTAATCACCGGAGCATCTGTGGCGGTGCCGCTAGTTGATCTGAACGTAATGTTAAAACTTCCAGCAGCCACCGCAGTCACCAACAAATCATACAAGTTAGTGCCAGATTTTTGGTTTAGGATGATTACATCAGTTGCCGCTACAGTGCTGTTTGTCACAGTAAACGTGGCAGCAGTAGTTGAACCCGCCGCGCTAAACATTGTAATAGCGCCGGTTGTTTTGTTAAGCGTAACGCCTGTTGTGCGGCTAGTTAACTGAGTAACAGTACCGCCAGCACCTGTGCCATACCCAACACCAGCGGTCCCTGTTGAAACAATTGTCCCAGTAGCGGTAAAACTTGTGCCAGTAGCCGCTCCGATAGCCGGGGTGGTCAGTGTAGGTGAAGTGGAAAAAACTAGCGAGCCAGTACCAGTTTCATCAGTTACGGCAGAAATCAAATTTGCCGAAGTTGGGGTGCTAAGAAAAGTTGCTACTCCTGTTCCAAGACCAGAAACTCCGGTGGAAATTGGCAGTCCTGTGCAATTGGTTAGTACACCAGACGCAGGTGTGTCTAAAACAGGAGTCACCAATGTAGGAGACGTAAACAACAGAGTTTTAGTCAGTTGTTTGGTTACGTCGCTCTGAACAATCGGCAACACATCAGCATCGTTTATGACCGTTGCAACGGGCAATCCGGTAATGGTAATCGTAGCCATATTAGTAATTTCCTGCGTACACGTTAAACCGCTGACGTGTTGCGACCAGCGAGTACGGCATTGACATCAGATCGTCAGGATTATTGATGCGCTTGAGGTTGCGTTTGCTGGTCATGGCAATACGCTGAACCTGCGGCGATGGTTCCACGCCAAACTCAGGCGCGATCTCCATGGCTAGGTTGTAGGTGAAGGCCCGCAGATAGCCAGGTGGAAAGGCCATCGTGGTTGACAGCGTTGCTGGTGCAGAAAGTTCTTCAACGCTAATAAAATGCCACTCCAAAACTCGCGTGGGTTTTGGATAGATCGTCATCGTGATGTTAGGATATTCCATGTTTATCCACATCACCTGTGGATAAGTGGATGTCACGGTCTTGACCGCAATCCCGTCGTACTGCTGCTGGTTGATGAATTTTATGCCGTAACTGACGTTAGTTGTCGGGTCACGAAAGTACGTTGAATCATCCAGCAGGATTGGGCGATTGCCCACAAAATCACCAGACGGTCCAAGTGTCTGCGTGATCAGTCCCGGCGTCCAAAGATACGTTTGATCTTGAGTGTTAAACACCGACAATCGCTCGGTGTTCCAACTATCAATCATCTGATTCATTGCCATCAGTGCATCTTGCGACACTAATGCCGACGGCGTTTCACCTTCTGCCAGAACACCCAACAAACGCAGGGCGCGGTTGATCTGATCGCCAGCCGAATATGTTGCCATCGTAAACCTCAAGAGGAGGGGCCGAAGCCCCGCCTGTTAGCTTGCGCCGTGGATAATGCAGAAGTTAATGATAACTGCTTCAGAGTATGAAGTCGCGCTTAAATTACGCAACGTAATTGAAGCAGAACCAGCAGACATATTAGAAACGTAAGAGGTATATGCCCCAGCGGTACTGCCAGTGGTAACACTAGAAATACACACAGTAATTACGTCATTGGTGGAAATCAGGCTGTTGTTCAACGTAAACGAAACCGCAGTAGACCCAGCCAAAGCCGCGTTGTTCATTGTGATGCGACCAGCAGACTTATTCAGCGTTACCGCTGTTGACTTGTCCGTTGCTTGCGTCACAGCACCTTGGGCTGCTGCGCTATAGCCAATTTCTTGGCTTGCGTAACAGGTCGTAAACTCAGGATCGGAATACGCGACCCCAACTGCTTGCGTATTAGGCATAGTAATTCCTTTAAAAAAGGGGAAGGCTTGTGGCCCTCCCCCTTTGTTTTAACCCAAACGATACACTACGTAAGTGCCATCGCCGGTTTTACGGAAACGGAACAGACCGCTGGTTGTTACAGCCAAAGTGACCAAAGCATTACCGCCATCAGTCACACCAGTGTTAACAGCCAAAGTCACCGTACCAGACGAAGTGCCAATGTTGATGACTGACAGGTCAAACGTGCTGCCAACCGTTGCGTTAGGAACAGC